TATCTGTTTCCCGGAATTGCGTTGCGCACTGCCGCAAATCCATCTATAATTGCCGTTCTCTGACGCGGGGTGGAGCAGTCTGGCAGCTCGTCGGGCTCATAACCCGAAGGTCGCAGGTTCAAATCCTGCCCCCGCAACCATACCCAGAATCACCGGCCGCCTGAAGTAACAGGCGGCCGGGATCAGCGGCAAAAGAGGCCCAGGCTTCGTCCCCGGCGTCCTCGATGGTGATCTCCCCGAAGTAGTCCCGCAGCGCCGCCCTGGCGCGTTCTGGCTCGCTGGTCAGGTCGCTTTCCAGATCGGCCAGATGGCGCTTGTAACGCGCCATGATGTCGTCGATCTTCCACTTCACGGCGGCCACCCTCTTCGGCGCCGCTTGCCGGTGGAGTGTTTCCCGCCTGGCTTCGGTGTCCTTTAATCTGGCCGCCAGCGCGTCGGAATGGCCCATGGCCACGATCGCATTCACCAGGCGGTCTATCTCCCTCTCCACTTCCGTCAGGGCTGCTCGCGCCGATTTCTCCACGCCTGCGTCGGTCTTTTGACTGGCCGCCAGCAGTAGATCGATCTGCTGCCGGAATTTCACGATCGCGGCCTGCGACAGCAGATCCTCGCGGATCGTCGTCATCATGCGGCGGTCGGTTCGAGGGCGACTGACGCGCACGCCTGTGCAGACGGCGGTGCCGCGATCCTTGTGCGCGGTGCAGCCATAGGTCGTCGCGCTGACGGCGATCACCGCCGCGCCACACTTCCCGCATCGCATCAAGCCGCCGAGCAGGGTCTTCGGGCGGGCGCCCTTTCCCTTGCTGCCACCGGCCAGCCGTGTGCCATCCATTCGTGCGCGGACGGTTGCCCACAGATCGTCCGGCACGATGCGCAGGCCTGGGCGTTCTTCGACGATCCACTCCTCACGCGGCCGCACCAGGCGGATGCGCTTGCCATCGTCCGGGTTCTTGACCCAGTGGCTGCGATTCCAGATGTACCGGCCGAGATAGAGTTCGTTGTTGAGTACGCCGCTCCCTTTGTTTGGGCTGCCGTAGAGAGCCGACACGGACCAGGTGCCGCCGCGTCCGGTTTTGACGCCCTGGTGATTCAGGTCGGCGGCGATGCGCTGGCAGCTCAAGCCCTCGGCGAAGCGTTCGTAAATCCAGCGCACCCAGCGCGCCTGGTCCGCGTCGACTTCGAGCTGATGCACGTGGCCAGCATCGATCGATCGATACCCATACGAGAGCCCGCCGGCATGGCCACCGCGAAACACCTGGCCGGTGAGGCCTCGGTGCGTTTTCTTGGCCAGATCGCGCAGGTACTGCTGGTTGAGCAGGCCGCGCACGCCGCGCTGCAGCTCCCGGTCTTCGTGACGGGTGTCGTAGCCGTCGCCGGTACCGACGATGCGGATGCCGAGATGCTCCAGGCGCCGCAGCACCTGTTCCTGATCGACGATGTCGCGCCAGCAGCGATCGAGCGCCTCGATCACCAGGACGTCGAAGGCGCCGCGCTCGGCGGCGTCGAGCATCTGTTTGCCACCGGGGCGCAGCCGCACCGGCGTGGACGCGGAAATCTCCTGATCGGCATAGTGCGCAGCGGTTTCCCAGCCTTCTGCCGCGCAACGCGCCGAGGTCAGCCGCTGCTGATCCTCGATCGACGTGTCGCGCTGATTGTCAGAGCTGTACCGGCTGTAGGTCGCGGCGCGGAGGTTGGCTGTCATTGTCATGCGGCGCATTGTCCGTCTTGGCTGCCTGCTCGGCAAGCCACTCCGCAACAATGCGTTCGGCGAGGAGCCGGATCAGCATGTCGCGGCCGGTGGCCTGGGAGTGTGCGGCGGCGGAGATCATGAGAAATGCTTGCTCCAGATCTGCTCGAGGGCATCGACCTGCCGGGTGCTGAGCATGCGCGTGTCGCGCCCGGCCAGCAGGTAGCGCTCGAGGATGCTGGTGACGAAGCCCTGTTCCCACTGGGTGATATCCTTGGTATCGCGCAGGCCGTCGAGCTGCTCGATCTTGGTGCCGAGGGAGACTAGGCGGGTCATGACATCACCCGTGCGTCTGAAGCTCAAACGCCCGTGCCTGAGCAAAACTGACCGTGAAGCCGGAAGCATTTCGGTGCCCGCCGCCTCCGTATTGTTTTGCTACTTCGGAAACGTCAGCGCCTTCGTCGCTTGAGCGCAGACTGAAAACGCGCCCATTTGGCGTGTCCCAATAGCAAGCCGCGAACGGTTGCCCTTTCGCCATCTCGTGCCCGGCGTCGCTGCTCATGGTGTAGGGCAGGTTCGCCACCGGTACGCGGTGCCCACCAATCACCATTTCCCGCGTCGTCACGCCCAGCAATTCCCGAATGTCCTTGAAGTGCTTGCGCTCGATCGCTTCGCCTTCCGCCGCCAAGGTGGCCGGCGCAGCAGCCATCAGCGTGTCCCACACCTGGAAGTCATACGGGAACGAAAAGACGTTCGCCTGTATCTGGCGGGTGTTCTGGAGCGCAAAACGCCACAGGTCGCGGTCCTCAATGTGCAGCAGCAGCGGCGGAGGGGTTTCGCCGGGGAAGAAATGCTCCCACGTCAGCATTGCGCCGCTGTGCTCCATGTCGAACTTGGCCGTCACGTTGGCCGGCAGGTCAAGCAGGTCTTCCGCTGCCGTCTTGTGGTGGTCCAGAATCAGGATGCTGTTCGCCTTCTCGGCCATTTCCAGCAGCACCGGGCGCTTGTAGCTGAAATCCACCATCACCACGTCCTTGCCAGTCACGTCCGGCGGCGGCTCTTGGTATTTGCCGGGGTGGAAGTCAATCTCGCCGAGCGCCTTGCGAACAACCCACGCAGCCCCGAATCCGTCGGCACAGTTGCCGTGGTAGATGCACATGCTCATTTGTCAGTCCTTTCGTTGTTGGCGGCGATCTGTCCGCGAATCGCGTCGGGCGCCCATGTCTGGATGCCGTCGATGATGTCCTGCAGCAATATGCTTTCAGTCGTGTCCTCGGCCTCGATTGTGACCAGCACCAGGGCGGCGCGATCGGCGAACTTTGCCAATTCGGTCAGGTGGTGCCGCAGCAGGGCGACTTCCGCCTGCAGGCGCTCGACATCGTCAGCCATGGCTATCCCCAGAAGTCGGCGCCGGCGGCACGGCAACCTGCCTGGTTTTGATCCGCCGTGCCAGCGCGCGCAGTCGTAGTGCGGTGCACAGCGCGTCGTCGTGGGCTAAGCGAGCCTCGGGTTCATCCTTCCAGTCCGGCCACTGCGGGTCGAGGTTGTGGCATTCGCGCAGATACCTGGCGTCGGCCTCGAGCAGCTCGGCGGCATGCTTCAGCGTGGCCATGTCGCTGGCGATCATGGCAGTCGGTACCGGTCGCGACACCGTGCGCAGGCGCCATTGACCAATCTTCCATACCACTCGCCGCACAGGTCGCAGTCACCGGGCTCACCCGCGGGCATTTGCTCGGCCTGGGTGCGCGCGGCTTTAATGCGGCGCGCTTCCTCGCTGTCGCGGTTGTCGTTGGCGATATCGACAATGTCCATCACCAGATGTCCCACATGTTGAACGCTGGTCGGCCGCACGCGGAACAGGTCGCCGATTGGACGGCGCCCATGCCGGTCTCGATTTCCTTCATACCGCCGGCGCGGTCGCACTCGTGATCCGTCGGCTTCGGCTCAGGGCCGCAGCGGAATTCGATGGGGAGCCCGTCCGCGTCGCGCTTGATGTCACAGCTCATCGAAGACCTCCGCTATTGACTTGTCGAGTTGCAGGCTCACGGCGAGGATCACCCAGGCGAGATTGCCGGCCGCCAGCAGGATGCCGGCAGCGAAGCTGAACCATTGACCGAGCGCCGGGTAGTAGATGAGATTCCACAGGCCCCAGAGCGTGAAGAAGGCGATGGTCGGCCAATAGACGCCACGCAGCTCGCGCGCCTGGCGCAGCTCGTACCAGTTGCGCCAGGTGAAGTAGGCGCCGCCGAGCTCAATGCTGCCGTTGATGAGGTCGGGCCACATCACGTTCTGATTCCGTAATGAAGCCGATTGCCCGCCGGTGTCGAGCAGCAGGCCGGGTAGTGCAGTCCATCCATCACGCTGCACTCAGTCGGGTGATGGATCTGATTGCACTCGGGGCACATCCATGCATACCCGCTGCGGGGCAGAATGCCGTACATGGCGGTGCCCGGTAGGCGATCCTTGCCCGTCGCCCATTCCTTGTGGAAGGTGTATCGATTGTTGAACGGGCGAGCGATCGTCGCCCGCTCGGCCTTGTCCTTCCTGTCCGATTCTTCCTTGCGCCAGAGCCGCAAGGCTGTCGTAACCAGTCGCCAGATGTTCATGGTTGCGACCCTAGAAAGGGATGTCGTCGGCAAAGTCCTCGAAGCCACCACCACTGGCTGGCGGTGGGGCTGCATTGCCCTGGGGTGGCCGGGGCGTTGCCGGTGCGATCTCGCTTCCGGCCGGACGGCTGCCGAGCATCTTCATCACGTCACCGACGATCTCGGTGGTGTAGCGGTCCTGGCCGTCCTTGTCCTGCCACTTGCGCGTCTTGAGGCTGCCTTCGATGTAGATCGACGCGCCCTTCTTCAGGTACTGGCCGGCGATCTCGCCCAGGCGGCGCCAGAGCACCACGCGATGCCACTCGGTGGCTTCCTTCTTTTCGCCGGTGGCCTTGTCCTTCCATTGGTCGGTGGTGGCCAGGCGCAGCGTGGCGACGGCGTCGCCGTTGGGCATGTAGCGCATTTCTGGATCGGCGCCGAGGTTGCCGACGAGGATTACTTTATTGACGGATGCCATCAGGCGGCCCTCCTGTGTTCGGTGAGTTGGATGTAGCGTTTGAGAAACACGGCCTGCGCGCGTGAGGGCTGCATGGCGGTGATCTTGCGTGGTAGAGGTTCGATGCCGTCGAGGATCGGCCAGGGTGTGACGTCCGCTGGCATCAGGTCGCGCCGTTCGGTGGCCAGCATGACCAGGTCTGCGTGATGCACGTCCGCGCTCATCGAGAGCGCCAGGCCGAAGCGGGCGCGTACCGCGCCGTCGACCCGGGCCTCGACCTCGCGATAATCGGCGAGCAGCATTTTTAACGGGCGCGGAATGTCCTTGCAATAGGCTTCGGTGGCGTCATGTAGCAGCGCTTCCAGTGCGTACTGTTGCGGCACGATGTGGCTGGCCAGCCAGGCATGCTGAGCAACGCTGTAGAAGGCCCGGGTGTGGCCGGCATAGCGGCACTCGTTGGCCAGCGCCTGGGCGATGTCGAGAATGTCGATCTCGGTGGCGCGCGGGTCGAGGTAGCTGAAATGCCGGCCGCTGGCGGTAAGTATCCAGCTCATGGACGAGCCCCTTGTGGGAAGGGCCAGGCTTGGACCGGATTCAGTGGTGGGGTTTTAGGCGGCGCAGCCGCCTCGTTCGCCGGCGAAGCCGGCGCTGGAGTGCTCTTGACCTTGGGTTTCTTCGGCGCCGCCTTCTTTGAGGTTTCCGCTGGTGCGTTAGCCGGCGCAGCCGTCGCGCCTACTTCGTCTGCGCGCGCAGCGTTGACAGGGGTAGAAACGGGTTTTGCGGCCTTCGCTTTTGCAGTTTTGGCCTGCTTTTTTGCCGCAGCGGGTGACAATTCACGCAGGGCTTCGGCATCAAGGCTGACCATCGCGGCGGCGGCAAGCAGGATGCGCGGGGGCTTGATGCCATTGTCGTCGTGCAGGTGGACCAGGCGTTCGGTGGTTTCGGTCAGCGCATCGAACAGGAAGGCCAGCGCGGTGCCGACGCTCCACGTGTCCATCAGGCCGAAGATGCGCGTCATTTCGTCAGCGGCGTCGTATTCATCGGGCAGCTCGACGCCGTAGCGCGCCATCAGGTCTTCCGGGAAGTTGTACTCGATCTCGTTCTGCTGCAGCCATGCCTGCGCCAGGAGAACGATGGCGCGGTCGGTGTTGAGGTGGCCGTTGTCAGTGTCGAGCTCGATGCGGCGCAGCAGCTCGGTGGCCAGCGTGCCGCGATAGATGTTCTCGCGGGCGACGGCTTCCTTCTTGCGGTCCCATTCCTCTGCCTCGGCTTTGCGCTTGGCATCGAACGCCTCGGCGGCTTTCTTTTGCTCCGGCGTGGCATCGGGCGGGACGTAGGGCGCCGGCTCTTCGGCAGGCTCCCAGCCAGCCTTGCGCAGGGCGGCTTCCAGCGCGCTGAGTGGCGCGCATTCGGCCAGGTCTTTCTTGCCGTAGGGGAACTCGATGATGGCGGCGACGGGGGCCTTGTCGCCGAGGATCTGGCGGTAGGTGCGGCCGTCGGCATCGTCGTCGACTTCGGCATCCAGGCTGACGTACTCGGTGTCGCCATTGAGCTCCTGGCGCCCCTGGTCGCCAAGGAAAACCGGAATCTTGCGTTTCTCGGCGTTGGCGATCAACTGGTCGCGCCGCGCCTCGCGTTTGGCCTCGAAACAATCGGGGTCCGTGCAGACGTTTGGATCGTCGATATCGTTGAACAGATCGCGGCAATTGCCGCTGAGCTTGTCGCAATCGGTGCAGCTGCCGGCCTTGGGCAGCAGGGTGGCATCGCTCGGCTTGAAGGTGGCCTGCACCAGGCTGAGCGTGTAACGGTGCAGGATGTGCGTCTTGGCGTTGCGGTAGGACAGCGGCTGGTTGTCATAGCCGCAGGTGACTTCCTTGGTGGCTTTCTTCTGCAGCGTTTCGCCGGGGATGCGCGCGACCAGCAGCGCCACGCTGGCGTCGAGCCGGCCTTCGTAGAAGGCATCCCGCGCGTCGCGGCACAGATGGGCGAACTTGAGTCGGCCATAGACGTAGCTGCGGCTCTTGCTGATCTTTGCGGCGATCTGGTCGGCGGTGTAGCCGTAGTGCGCGATCAGCGCCTGGTAGCCTTCGGCTTCTTCGATCGGGTGCACATCGCGCCGCTGCAGGTTCTCGATGACCTGGATTTCCAGTACCTGCTTGTCGTCGAGTTCGCGCCAGAAGGCGGGGATGTCGGTGAGGCCGGCCAGCTTGGCGGCACGCCAGCGGCATTCGCCGACGACGATCTCGTAGGTGGGATGGCTGTCGGTCTCAATCCGCGTGCGGTTGAAGGCGAACAGGGCGCCGAGCGAGAGTGGCCGCACGGTGATGGGCTGGATCAGGCCGTGGCTCTTGATCGAGGCGGCCAGCTCGGCGATATAGGCGTCGTCGAAGCGTTTGCGGGGGTTGCTCGGCGAGGCGGCAATCGCGGCGACGGGCAGGCTGGCAACGGCCACGGCGTCGGCGGGTGGAGTGGCAAGTTCGGGGGCGTTCATGGACGATCTCCTGTGTCTAGGTGGGTAACGTGGTGACGGGCGTGGGCGTCGAAGGTCATTACTCGTCTCCGCCCATGTCCCGCTTGTCTTCAAGCGTTGCTACGCCGACCATTCCGACCAACATTGACATCTTGGCCAGGCTGTCGGCGTTGGCACGGCGCTGTTCGTCGGTGAGTTCTGAAAGGCGCACGTTCTTTGCCACGCGAACCATGCGTTTGAGCTTAAGCATGGCGGCGCGCGAGTAGTCCGAGTAGGCCGTTTCCGTTTGCTTGGCGGGTGGGACGATTTCATAGCCGCCCTCCGTGGCGCGCAGCCAGATCTGGTGCACGGTCAGCAGTTCGTCGCGCAACTTTTCGAAGCGTTGCAACCATTTCAGGCTGCGTTGCTGGAAGCCGGCCATGTCGTAGGCTGGCTGGAGGTCGAGCAACTCCTCCAGCCACTCACGAGGCAGCACGTCGCCGGGCCGCGGATCGCTGTCCATGATCTGGCGTAGGGCGTGGCGCCACTCCGGGTGCAGAATCGGCGCGTCGCCCATTACGCCGGCCCGATCTCGACGGTGAAGCGGCCGAAGCGCGGGCGGAAGTCGCCCAGGCCGATCAGCTTTCCGGCGTTCTCGGCGATCTGCGCCACCTCGTTCTGGTTGATCTGGTCGGTGTCGATCGCCAGCGTGCATTCAGCGGACCACTCGGTGAACTTGGGGCGGAACCGCGTCAGGCGTGCCATGCCCACACGCACGCTGCGGGCGTCGATGAATTGCGGGTCGTCGGCCAGCCCGATCGCGGAGCGCGGGCCGTTGTAGCGCAGCGGCACCTTGTCTTCCAGCACCATCAGTGCCCGCTTGACCGTCTTGCCCAGCTTGTTCATCTTGGCCGACTCGACCAGACAACTGTCGATGTTCATGCCGGGGATGTAGGGGCCGTCCTTGTCGATGTAGAGCGCGCCGATGAATTCCGACCGGGCGATGGCCTGGTGGTCCTCATCGGTTTTCTTGCGCTTGCTGGTCAGCTCCTTGTGCGCCTTCGTCGCCGGATCGAGCGGGTTGGCGAACCGGTCCGAGTGCATCAGCATCGGTGACGTGCCCTTGATTTTCAGTTTAAGCATTTCCATTTGTGTTACCTCCACGCTTTGCGTTGATGAATGGCCGGGGCGCTTTGCAACCCCGTCCGATGGGTGAAACTCCATGCCTCGCCGCGCCTTGCCAAGCCCTCCCTGCCCGGCCCCGCCTGGCCCCGCCCTGCCTAGTGATGCGATTCGCACCGAGGGGAGCCGCACGCGGCTCCCGACGCTGAGAACAGCCCATGCCATACCGAGCCTCGCCAAGCCCGGCCCCGGCCCGCCTCACCCCACCTGGCATAACCTTGCCTCGTGGTGCAATTCGCACCGAGGGGAATCGCACGCGACTCCCGACGCTGAGAACAGCCCTTGCCCAGGCCAGCCCCGCCATGTCCTGCCCCGCCTTGCCAAGCCATGCCCCGCCACTGATGCAATTCGCACCGAGGGGAATCGCACGCGACTCCCGACGCTGAGAACAGCCCTTGCCTTGCCGCGCCACGCCCTACCAAGCCCGGCCTAGCCTTGCCGTGCCGCGCCATGGGCGCCGTGTCACCAGCGCCGACTTTTGTAAAACGGGTGTTGTTCATCGGGTGGCTCCCGTATGGGCCAGCGCGGCGCGATACGAGCGCAGCGCCTGGCTGCGATCGCGGCCGTGGTGTTCGTGGTCGCGCAGGCGATGGTGGTAGCGGCGGCGCAGGTACTGGCCGGCGGAGAGGTGCTGCGGCCAGACGACATAGCCGAGAAAGGGCACGCCGGCACGCACGGGCGCGAGGCGCACCTTGTACGGATGCACGGTCAGGCCCATGGCATTCAGGCGCTCGGTGATCTGATCGCCGATGGCGCGCAGCTGCTCGGCACTGCTGCCGAGAATGACTATGTCGTCGACGTAGCGGATATAGCAGTCGATGCCCAGCTCCTGCTTGACCCAGTGGTCGAAGTCGGAGGGATAGATGTTGGCGAACAGCTGGCTGGTCAGGTTGCCGATCGGCATGCCCTTGGCGGAGGTTTGCCGGTACGCGCTGTCGGGCGCGAACAGTTCGTCGTAACGGCCATCGGTGCGATAGGAATCGACCAGGGCGCCGATCAGCCGGCGCAGATCCTCGTCGCCGATGTAGCGCAGCACGCTGGCCTTCAGCTGCTCGTGCGGTACCGAGTGAAAATACTTGCTGATGTCGAGCTGCAGCGCCCAGGTGTTGGCGGGTCGGCGTGCGAAGTCGGCCAGACGGCGGACGGCGGCATGTGTGCCGCGACCGGGCAGGTTGCCGTAAGTGTCATGAATGAAGCGCGGCTGCCAAATCGGCAGCAGGTATTGATAGAGCATCCAGTGCACCACGCGGTCCTTCATCGGCGCATCGATGACGTGGCGGAATTTCTTCTCGTGCACGGTGAAGCTGCGATAGGGGCCGAAGGCGTACTCGCGATCGCGCAGGCGATGCTGGATCAGGGTGAGGTAGTGCAGCGGGTCGGCGGCGAAGCGCTGCACGCGAACGCTGTGGCTCTTCGCCTGCTTGGCGTGGTGCCAGCAGGCGAAGAGGTTGTCGAGGGTGGTGAGGCGGCGAAAGTCGCTCGAATCAGTTGCTGGTGAGAGCGGATTCGTTCCACCAGCTTTCGACGGCTCGACCATCCGCTGCTTTGTAGCGGACGAGATAGGTGCTTTCCGATGCGACGTATTCGGCGCGGCCGATGACTTCGCCGGTTTCGCCGCTGGTGGTGATAGTGACTTGCTGCTTGAGTTCGAGCTTTGGCATGGTGTTTCTCCTGTGATGGTGATGGATTGAGTGCAGCCGCATTCCACGGCGGCACCCGTAGGCCCCGCCACGGTTTCCGGTGGGGCGTAGTGCCGTGCTTTCGGGGCTGGATCAGCCCCGCGAGATGCTCGACCAAGAAGTGTCCCTTCGCCGGGCATGCCGGCGCCTGGGTGCTGTGTCCCTGGGTCAGCGGAAGCCGACGTTGTCGTTGCGGTTGTCGGGCCAGTCGTTGTTGAGATTGAACGCGCCGGCATTCGACTCCGAGTTCCAGTAGCCGCCCCGGATGAGCGCATTGCCGGACCTTCCAGAGCATCCCGCTTAGTCGTCATGGCGCGGTCCTTTGGGCGCGCAGCAGGCCGCCCACGATCCGGCCAAGCTCGACAGCTAAAGCGGCGCGCGCCGTGAAGGCGAACTTGAACCGCTTTAGCTGTTGGGCCTGGGTGATGTAATGTTTGAGGCAATCGACATCGGCGGAGAGGGTGCGCAGCAGCGCCGGCTTGTTCTCCTCGAGGCCGTAGGCCATGACGCTGCGCACGATGCGCGCGACGCAGTCACGCACCGTTTCTCCCCAGGTGCTGCGCCATTCGCGGGGTAGTTTGACGACGTCACTGGCGAGGGTGATATCCAGTTCGCTGGCGATCGTCTTGAGCTTGAAGCTGGCCTTGTCGGGATCGGACAACAGATCATGCGCGGCGGCTTTGTTCACCTCTCCGCGCTGACGCAGGTCGTCGATGACTTGGGCGACGATCTGTTCCGAGACGGCGCTCAGGGCCTGCGTGTTGCCGGTCGGTTGGGCTGAGACATAGACATCGTGGCCGCTGGCCTGGGTGCCTAGCGCGACGGCGTAGGGGATGCCGAAGTCGGCGACCATCGACCACAGCCGACGCTTGAAGTTGCCGGCGGGGAAGCCGACGCGGATATGCGGCGCCTCGGCCGTGCCGACCAGCTTGAGCTTGTAGCCCTTGAGTGTGGCCAGGGCATAGGCGGTGCGGTCGTAGCCGTGGAGGAACTTGCCCGCCTGCACCAGGATCAGGTGGCTGGGGTGCTGCGCCTCGAGCTTGGCCGCGATCGCGGCGACCGGGTCGGCCTGGCCCAGGCCCAGCTCGATGCCGCGATAGCTGCGGATCGCGAGCTGGGTGGCTTCGTCGGTGGTGGGGGTTTGTGTGCTCATGGTGTGGGTGAGGTCACCGCTGACGCGGCGACCCGAGACCAGGGATCAGAGACCGATGGGTTGGGTGCAGCGGAAGCCGACGCTGCCGTCGCGGTTGTCGGGCCAGCCGTTGCGGAGATAGAACGCGCCGGCATTCGACTCCGAGCCCCAGTAGCCGCCCCGGATGAGCGCATAGCCGGACCAATCCGCGCCGTGACGTGGTGTCCAGCCCTGGCCTTTGTCTTCGCCTGGGTAGGGGGTGACCAGGCTGGGAGAATCCTTGGCGAAGGCTTTGGCGATCAGGCCGCCCGTATCGCCCTGAACGTCGTCGAAGATCCACGTGTAGGCATTGCCGGCGACGTCATAGATGCGCTCGCCACCGGGCAGCACGAAGGCGCGGCATTCGTCCATGTCCTTGGCTGTGTAGCTGCCGGGCTGGGCGCTCTTCACGCTCCACTTGCGCAGGCCTTGCAGCAGCTTGCCCTTACCGACCTTGCCGCCGGTCCAGTTGCCGTCCTGCGCGGCGATCTGGTAGGCCAGCGCCAGATACTGGCTTTCGACGATGAGGCGGAGGCCGGCGGTGATGCAGGCGGACTTCGATTCCTGGTAGGTGATGTTTACCCAGGGCGCGCCCTCGGCATTGATGGCGACGCGGCCCTTGGCATTCTTGCTGGCGAGGAACTTGCCGACTTTGAAGGCGGGCACGATGCGCCCGCCGGGCAGGGTGGTTTCGGGAACGGTGACGAATTGATTCATGCGAGGCTCCTGGATAAGTGAAAGGAAGGGAATTACAGGGGCATTTCCATGACCGCGACGGACATCAGGCGTGGCGCCATGCCGTACTCGGCGTGGCTGTAGATGCGGCAGCGCAGGCGGGTGCCGTCGTATTTGACGATGGCGGTTTCGGTGGCGTCGCTGGGGGTGCAGGCATCGGACACCCACTGGCGATAGGCGATGCGGTCTTCCTGGTCGCGGAGATGGGCTTCGGTGTTGCGTTCGACGGCGTCGATCAGGCCATAGGCGCCGAGGATCAGTACCAGCAAGGCAATCGCGGCGCCGACGTTCTTGACACGGGGCGTCATGCCGCCACCCGTTCGCCAGTGCAGACGCGTCCACTATCTGGTGCGGTGACCTTGACCCTGATCGGGATCTCGCGCCAGCCGGGTGGCACGAATGGCGAAACCTTGATATCGAATCCGTTGCCGATGAGGAACATGTCGGCGGCTTTGGCGGCGCGGTAGGCTTCGAGCAAGGTGATGCCGGAGTGGAGTACAACACTGCCTGGGTTTTCCATGGCGGCTCCTAGTGGAAATTGGCCAGCTTGGCGACGTAGGCGCGGACGCCTTCTGGCGTGCCACGCTTGCCGAGGAAGGTCTTGCGGCCGTCGGGAAGCTTGCGATAGACGATGTAGCTGGTCTTGCCTGGCTCGATGGGTTTCTCGAACAGGACCAGCCCGTGATCGCGGGCGATCTGGCGTGCCTCCTTGAGTTGCTGAGCGGGGCTGTGGCGCGTCATTGCTGCACCACCATCAGCTCGCCGGTGCGTGATATCCCGACACAACGGTGTGTGGCGTGCAAATCGTCGTGCGCTGCCTCCTCCATCATCTGGAAACTGCGCTGCCAGAATTCGGCGGCCTCTTCGGCGCGCTGGAGTTCGGCTTCGGCTTTCTCCAGGCGCTCGTGCAGTTCCAGAGCATGCTGCCGAAGGTGTTCGAGTTCGAGGCGCTCCAGCTTTTTCTGTAGTGTCTTGAGCGAGTTCATGCCATTGCCTCCTCGGGTTCGTGATAGAGGCGAAAGGGAATGAGATCTGGTTCCGGGTGCAGCAACGGAATCAGATCGTGCTCGATGCGTCGCGCCTGAGCGATCAGGGCGCCGGCGAGTTCGCGCATTTGGGCTGGCGTCAGGTCGGCCGTTGCGGTCAGGTTCGTCGCGGCGCCGTGTGCTGCGATTTGCAGATTCACGACCAGGTAGCGTTTGCCGTCTTCGCGGTCATTGACTGCAGTGACCAGGTCGAGGCCCGGTAGCCCCTTGATGGTGTTCCGGTGGTAGGTGTCTTGCCAGATGCTCATGGGTTCCTCCATTGCCGGTCACCGCAAGCGGCGACCCGAGACCAGGGATCAGAGACCGATGGGTTGGGTGCAGCGGAAGCCGACGCTGTCGAGGCGGCCGTCGGGCCAGCCGCTGCGGAGACGGAACGCGCCGGCACCCGACTCCGAGCCCCAGTAGCCGCCCCGGATGAGCGCACGGCCGGACCATTTGGCGGGGGCGTTAGGGCGCCAGCCCATGCCCTTTGTCATGCTGGGGAAGGGTGCGGTGGTCAGCGAGAGGGAGTCGGCGGCGATTGCGCTACCGACCAGGCCGGCGGTATCGCCCTGAACATCGTCGAAGACCCACTGATAGACGTTGCCGTTCAGGTCGCAGATCAGCTCGCCGTTGCTGAGCGTGAGGAAGCGCTGCTCGTCGGGGTCTTCGGGGTGGTAGTCGCCGGGCTGGGGACCGTCGACGGTGTCCTGGCGCAGGCCTTGGGCGAGCCGACCGCTACCGACGATGCCGGTATTCCAGTTGCACGGCTGCTGCGACGCGTTCCATGCGATGGCCAGCCACTGCAGCTCGGTGATCAGCGCATATCCGGCGGCGATGCAGGCCGCTTTGGCTTCCTCGAAGTTGATTCGCACCCAGGGCGCGCCCTCGGCGGTGACGGCGGCTTTACCATCCACGCTCTTCGTGCAGACGTATTGACCGACGCGGAAGGCGGGGACGATCGTGCCGTTGGGGAGGGTGGTTTCGGGGACGGGGATGAAGAGGTCGGTGGTGCTGGGTGCGGCGGCTGCGGCGGCTGCGACTTCGGGTGCGTTCATGGGTTTCTCCCGTTTTGACGTGCCCGGAGGTGGGCGACGAGAGGCAGTATTAACGAAACGCTAATACCTGTCAATAGCGTTTCGTTAATTTATTTGGCACAAAAAACCCGCCGAAGCGGGTTATGGATTGCTCAGCCCTAGAAGCTGTCGGGGATTGGGGGCGCTTGGACCACCTTGTTATCCTTGAAATCGACAACGAGCGTGCGGGACCCCTGAAAGGCGTCCACGTAGACCCAGACATAGCGGATTGTGTCGCCTTGGGCTCGAACATTGTTCGGGGGGCCGACCAGGGTGGTGACTTCGTTGGTCGTCATGCCGTCCTTGATTTTTCGGGCGGCATCCCATTCGAACGGCGTTCCGGCGCAGCCAGAGAGCATCAGGGCGGTGATGAGTACGAGCAAGGCGTACTTCATGCTAAATGGCCTTTCCGGTGTCAGCGATGGCGGCCGTCCATTGTCGCTCCGAGACGATTATCAATTCGTTGCCTTCGTCGCGGTAGGCAACAGCCTTTTCAATTTTTCGGCCATAGGTGGTGTTGGCCCACTGCGCTTCGATCATGGTCCCGATCACCAGGTAGTTCAGATTTTTTGAGATTGAGTCAACGGCCATGCCCCCAAGGCCAAGTATGACGCGCTCGCACGCCGCGCGGGTGCCGAAGAGAAATCGGCCGGTAAAACAAAATGACATGTTGCGAAAGAAGATCGATGGGTCGTCATCTATTGGAAGCAGGGGGCCTTCGGGGGTCGGTGATCCTGTTTGGTCGAAGCTCCCTGCTGACAATTTTTGTAGCGTTTCAAGTAAGTCGGCCCGCTCATCTTCGGTGATGATGCCGTCGGCCATGATGAGGCGAACGCGCCGGGCAATTTCACTTCCGGGCCACGCCTTGGTCACTTCCGGATGTTCGGTCAGCCAAGTTGAAAGAAACTGTACTTCGCGTTCGTGGACGGCGCCATCGGCTGTGATGCCGACGCAGATCCCGAGCAAGGTCTGTACCGCCTTGGTAAGCATTCGCGTCTCGATCGACACAAGTGTTTTTGTCTGTGTTTCGAGGTCGGCGCCAGGGGGTGTTTGATAGCTCATGTAGCTCCTATCTATGGCTATAACTTTCGCTCAATTGTCATACTTCTTTTTGTTCGATACCCTTCCACCGCGCGGCATATCCGGAAACAAAATCAGTTGGAATGGTTTGCTTGAGTCCTCGGCTTCTGGCTGGAGAGGAGTTTTGCCATGCCTATCAACTCGCGCCGGCCATCGTCATTGATGGCCCGCGCCGAAGCGAGTAGTTCGGAAATCCAAGCCTCGGTGGGTAATGGGGTGACGTTGCTGGTGTAGGTATCGCTGGTCCTGGGTTCATTGACTGCATTGCTGGTTTCGGCCTCATCGATTGGGGTGTGATCGTGATCCAGCCAGCCGCGCTCCTTGTTCATTACGGTTTCGAGCTTTCGTGCTGCCGATGTACCTATTCCCTTCGGCGTTCCGCTCTTCGAGTCTTTATAGGCCCGCGCCATTGTCTTGATGTTGGCTTCGGTACAACCATAGCGTTCGGCCAGCGCGAGCTCCCCTTCAGCTTCCTTGATCAGGGTGCTCAAGTTGTCCCTGCGGATCTCATCTATGGTCTTCATGGCGCTATTGGATAGCAATTCGCTAATCTCGTAAATTCACGAAACGCTATTGACGCGGATTAGCGATTCGTTAATACTGTGGGAATGGACCTCCAACAGTACCTCTCTGATCCCTCTCGAACGGCCAAGGAATTGGCCGAAAAAATAGGGGTTCCTGCGCCTCTTCTGAGTCAATGGCGTACCGGTGTCCGCCCAGTGCCGGCGGAGCATTGCCCCAAAATCGAACGGGAGACGAGTGGCGCTGTGCGTTGCGAAGATTTGCGCCCCGACGTCGATTGGGCCTACTTGCGCGCCACAAATTGCGACACGCCCAAAAGCAACGCGGTGACCGGCGCGGCAATTGAGCTGCAGCCTGGGTAGCCTGGCCATGATTGGTATTGCTTTCATTTTCCCCTCCTCCCCGGCATCTGCCGGGGTTCCGGCTGTCGGTGTGACAACCACACCGACAGCTTATTTTTTTGCCCAACGGAAGTGTTTCCGAACGCTTCCGAATTTTTCGGAAGGATTCGGACATGCAGATTGACATGCCGTTTTTTGACTCACCCGAGGACGCGCTGAAGGCCGTCATCCAGCAACTCGGCGGAATCAAGAAGGTCGGGCCGCTGCTGTTCCCGGACAAGAGTGTGGATGCCGCGGCGCGCTACTTGCTCGATTGCGTAAATCACGATCGTCAGGAGAAGCTGGCCTTGACGCAGATCATGATGCTGTTGCGCCTGGCGCATGAGGCCGGCTATCACACGGCGTATGCCTGGCTCTCGGGCGAAATCGGCTATGACATCAAGCCCATCACTCGGGGTGAAGAGGTAGACCGCCTCACCAGCGTCGTCGAGCAAAGCACAAAGACGCTGGCCTCGGCGCTGGCGTCGCTTGAGCGCTTGCAGCGCGCTGCATGATGCTTGTCCGCCGCATCATGGCCAGCCAGCACTGCGCTACGCCGGATGGCCTCAAGCACGCGCGTGTGATGCTCGAACATCCGCCAGTCGGCGTGGTGTCTCCCGTCGAATCAATCATGGGCGGCTGGTGGTATCGCGCGGGCGGCTATCCGGTCGGTCGCATCTTCGGAACGTTCATCAACGCCTGATCTGTGACCGAAAAAAACAAAAATACGGGAGAGGGCGGGGGCCAGCAGCATCGGGTCGATGTGCCGGCATTGCTGTCTGCGGTCGATATCGTCCGGGTGATCGAAGCCTATGTGCCGCTGAAAAAGTCCGGCGCCGAATTTGAGGCCTGCTGTCCTTTCCATACCGAAAGCACGCCGTCATTCAAGGTCAATCCAAAAAAGCAGTTCTACAACTGCTTCGGGTGCGGTGCGAATGGCAACGCGATCACCTTCCTGGAGGAATACCGCGGCATTGGCTTCCTCGATGCCTGCCGCGAGCTGGGTGCCGACATTCCAGAGACCGGTGAGCCGGGGCCGATCAAGCCGCCGGAAACAATGCGACGGGCATCGGTGAAGGAAAAGAAGCCGGACCCGGTATGGACGCCGCTGCTGACCGCCCCGGCCGATGCGCCGGAACCGCCGAAGGCGCACGTCAAGCGCGGGCTGCCGGAAATGACCTGGTGCTATCGCGATGCAGCGGGCGTGGTGCTGGGCTACGTGTATCGGTTCAAGACAAGCGACGGCGGCAAGGACACGATTCCGCTGTCCTGGGCGCGCTGTGAGGACACCGGCGTCGAGGAATGGCACTGGATATCGTTTGCCAAGCCGCGCCCGTTGTATGGCCTGGATCGCCTCGCTGCCCGTCCCGACGCAACCGTTCTACTGGTCGAGGGCGAAAAATGCGCCGACGCGGCGCAGCTCCAGTTCCCCGATCTGGTGGTGGTGAGTTGGCCCGGCGGCTGCAATGCCGAAGGCAAGGTGGATTGGACGGCGCTGGCCGGCCGCAAGGTGATCACCTGGGCGGACTGCGACGCGAAGCGGATTCCGCTGCCGAAGGCGGAGCGTGACGCGCTGCCGGACAAAGTCGAGCGCGCGGCGGCGCAGGCGGCAAAGCCGATCCTGCCGGAAGCCGACCAGCCCGGCACCAAGGCGATGCGCGCGATCCACAAGCATCTGCACGCGCTCGATGCGCGGCTGTGGTCCGTGACAATCCCGGCGCCGGGCGAGAAGCCGAATGGATGGGACGTCGCTGACGCGATCGAAGAGGGTCTTGTCGGCGAAGCCCTGGTTGAGTACATGCGGGCGCGCACAGTGGCGGTGCCGGCGCCAGGCACGGTTGATGCGACCGAGCCGCCGCCGGACTCGGCTTCTACCCCTTCCGGGGCTGGCGCGAGCCAGGGGCCACCACCGGACGATGAGGGCTACGGCGAGTTCGGCCCGCACGGTTGGCGACGGCTGCTGCTACGCCGTGACGGCAAGCTGGTTGATTGCCGCGAAAACGTCTATCTGATGCTCAAGTACCACCCGGCCTGGCAGGGGGTGCTGTGGGCCGATGAATTCGCCAAGAAGATCGTGATGCGCAAGCCGCCACCGTGGCACACGGGAAAGGGGTTCGAGTCGGGCACGGTGTGGGATGCCGATGATGCCCTGCGCCTCGGCCTGTGGTTGGCCCATACGGAACGCATGATCGTCAAGAATGTCCAGAACCTCAGCCTGAGCGTGGGTTGGGCGGCCAATGAAAACCGCTGCCACCCGGTGCGCGAATACCTCGATGGCTTGGTGTGGGATGGCACGTCACGAATCGACAAGTGGCTGACCGATTTCATGGGCGTCAAGGAATCCGAATACAGCCGCCTGGTCGGCCGCTTCTTCCTGATCGGCCTGGTGGCGCGAATCTACCGGCCCGGCTGTCAGATGCGCTTCATGCCGATCTTCGAAGGCCGCCAGTATCGCGGCAAGTCGTCGGCATTCCGGGTACTCGGCGGCAAGTGGTATGGCGACTCGACGCTCAACCTGCACAACAAGGACAGTTATCAACTCATCCAGGGTGTGTGGGTCTATGAGATTGCGGAGCTGGATTCGTTCAGCCGCGCCGATTCGACGATGGTCAAGGCGTTCATATCGAGCCAGGTGGATCGCTTTCGCGCGCCCTATGCGGCAGCCCCCGAAGATCACCCGCGCAGCGTCGGCTTCGGTGGTTCGACCAATGAGGGCGAGTATTTCAAGGACGAGACCGGCAACACCCGCTATTGGCCACTGCGCTGCGAGGAGGTCGATTCGATCAACATCGATGGCCTTTCCGGTGTGCGTGATCAGTTGTTTGCCGAGGCGGTGAATCTCTTCCGGAGCGGTGAGCGGTGGCACCCCTTGGCCGAAGAGCAGCAGGATCTGTTCGAGCCGGAACAGGCCGAACGCGAGGTAGTTGATCCGTGGTACGAGCGCGTGGTGATCTACCTGGGCGGCACTTCGGTCAGCCGCGTCACGGCGCTGGAATTGCTGACCGACTGCCTCAAGATCGAAGTCGGCAAGATCGGCCGCGCCAAGGCCGAATCGATGGCGATCAGCAAGATCATGCGTCGCCAGGGATGGAAAAAGGAACGGGAAACCTCGGGCAATCGCCTGTGGTACTACGAGCGGCCGCCAAAGAAGGATTCAGCACCGTCGGCCAGCGCAGCAGGTTCATCGGCGGAGGTGCCCGATGTGCCGTTTTAACCAGAGATCGGTAACCGTCCAACCTGAGGTTGGACGGCCCGGAAAAGGTTGGACGGCGCAAACCCGCATGGATAGGGCATCCGTCCAACCTCCTAACCTCGTCCAACCTCCCGGCGCGTGCGCACATGAGCGGGTGCGCGAGTGCGCAGGGGTGCGCACGCATACGCGTACGCGCGTGCAGCTATGCACATTTAGGTTAGACAAGGTTAGGAGGTTAGACAGAGCTAGGCAGGACAAGGCTTTCCGCCGTCTAACCTCGCGTCCAACCTTTGCGGAGGTTGGGCGGTGATCGAGCAAATGCGCCTCGACTTCCCGGCGGCGGCGAAGGCCGAGGAGTGGTCTGTCGAGGAGCAGGCCGACATCGGCGCGGCCATCAAGGCCGCGATCGCGGCCGGCGATACCGAGGCGCTGGCCTACTGGGCCAAGCGCATCGCTGATGGTGCAGCTCGGTGGCGTACCTGGTGCGATCGCGTTCGGGCGGCAGAGGCGAACATCAAGGCGAGGAGATCGGCATGAGCAACGTCATCAGTATCCGGAACAATTTCCCCAAGGTAGCTGCGGCATTGGATCGAGTGGCCAAGGATGCTGGCAACAAGGCGATGGTGCGCGCCCTCAATGCCACGGTGCGCCAGGGCCAAACGGCCATGGCGCGGCAGATCAGCAAGGAATTCCGCGTCAAGGTGGGGGATGCGAAGGATCGGCTCGATGTCGATTACGCCAGGATCAAGGGCGGTGGGGTGAAGTTCTTCGCTAGGTTGTTGGCCACGCGGCCCGGTGGTTTGCACAACAACGATTGGCGCGGCATGAACCTGATTCACTTCGTCACGAGCCTGCCGACCCGTAACAAGAAGGGAAAGCTGTCCCAGCTCAAGTTCCAGATCAAGCGGGCGGGCGGGCGCAAGTCCATCAAGGGCGCCTTCGTCGCCACCAATCGCAAGACGGGCGGCAAGGCAGTCTTCATCCGCGAGGGCAAGTCGCGCATGCCGATCAAGACGCTGACCACGGTGGACATTCCCCAGATGTTCAACACCCGCCGTGTCAATAGCGTCATCCGTACCGTCATGCAGCAGCGCTTCGACATCAACTTCCAGCGCGAACTGCGCGCAGTCCTCAAGGGGTTCGCCAAGTGACAAGCACATGCTCTATCAGTTTTCAAAGGTACTCCCGCGCCTCCTCGCACACGGCGCTAAAAGACCCCGGGAATTCGCTAGTTCTGGAGCTATAGGGGACTTTACTGACTATGCAGATTACTGGCCAGCAGGGTATCGCAGACATGTTCGGCGTCTCCCGCGAGACGATTGACACGTGGCAGAGCGCCGGCCTGCCCGTCAAGTCGCGCGGTGGCCCGGGTGTTCCGAGTCTGTATGACGCCGCCGAGTGCATCAATTGGCGACTCGAAACTGAGGTGCGCAAGGTGCAGGGTGAGCGCCCGCAGGACCGCCTGGCGCGGGTGCAGGCCGACAAGATCGAGATGGAGAACGCCGAGCGGCGCGGCTTGCTGATTCCTGCCGAGCAGCTGGAGCCGAAGCTCAAGGCGGCATTCGTCGCGGCGCGTGAGGCATGGCTGGATGCGGTGCCGCGCCTGGCGCGCGAGCTGCCGGCAGATCCCGACGAGCGCGAGCGGCTGCTGCAGGCCGAGTTCGATGCCTTCCTGCATCGCCTGGCTGACTGGGCCAAGGCCGACGTCGAGGATGACGACGCATGAACCACCCGGCCGCGATCTCCGGCGACGTCGAGGGATGGGCTGCACTGGCGCTCGATGCGTTGCTGGGTCGCGTGTTCGCGCAATTACGGCCACGGCCGCCGCTCGGCCCGTTGGCCTGGGTCGAGAAGTACCGCCGGCTGTCGTCGGAGGAGAACCCCGATTTCGCCGGCCCCTTCCGCACCGAGAACATCCCGGCGCTGCGCGGCATCCTGGCGGCCTGCGGCGAACGCGGCGTGACCAGGGTGGTGGTGCAGAAGTCGGCGCAGATCGCCTACACCGCCGGCATCGTCTGCACGCTGATGGGCTACTACACGCACTGGAAGCCCTGCGTCCAGGTGGCCATGTTCCCGCGCGAGAAGTCCGCCAAGGATTTCGACGCCGAGAAGTTTTCGCCGATGGTGCGCGCCACACCGGCGCTGGCCAGGCGCATCAAACTCAAGAGCCGCAGCGATGGCAACAGCGCTACACGCAAGCACTACCCGGGCGGCCTGATCAAGTTCGTCGCCTCGAACAGCCCGTCCGACGTCAAGAGCACCAGCGCGAAGATCCGCTACGTCGAAGAGCCCGACGACACCAATCGCGACGTCAAGGGACAGGGCAATTCCATCGTCCTGTTGCGCGAGCGCGGCAAGGCTATTCGCGGCAGCTTCGAACTGATCGGCGGCACGCCGACCGCCAAGGGTGCCAGCGAGATCGAAAAGGAAATGCGCACCAGCGATCAGCGCCGCTTCCTGGTGCCCTGCCATGAGTGCGGCGAGCGGCACGAGGTCTGCCACGATCACATGGTCATCCCTGGCCTCGATCTATCGCCGGAGGAATTGTCGGCGCCCGACATCGATGAGCGCTACCCGGCGCGCGAGGTGATGGGCCGCGCCCGCCCCGAGGAGGCCTACTACGCCTGCCCGCATTGTGGATGCGTCTGGACGGACGAGCTGCGCGTGGCCAACATCCGTCGCGCCGCGCTCGAGGAACCGAACTACGGCTGGGAACCGACCGTCGATAGCACTGACCGCGGCTTCTTCCTCAACGAATTCCAGAGTACTTTCGAAGGCAGCTACGTCCCCAAGCTCGCCGAGAAATACGTCAAGGCCAAGCACCAGATGGAGCAGGGCGACCCTACCGACATGGTCGCCTACTGGAACAGCACGCGCGGCATGCCGTGGGAGTACAAGGGCGAGCTGCCGGAAGAGGACGAGCTGCGCGCCCGCGCCGAAAAGTACGCCGAATGGAGCGTGCCCGGCGGCGGCCTGGTCCCGCTGCTCACCGTCGACGTGCAGCACGATCGCCTCGCCGTCCTGATCTGGGTGGTCGGCCGCGGCGAAGAAATGTGGCTGGCCTTCTGGGGCGAGCTGTACGGCCAGACCGTCGTCGCTCACCAGGGCGCCTGGATCGAGCTGGAGCAGCTGCTCACCAAGCAGATCCGCCTGCCCGGCGACATGGCGCTGCCGATCGTCGCCGTCGGTATCGACTGTTCCGACGGCCAGACCTCCGAGGCGTCCTACAGCTTCGTCCGCAAGCATCACCGCCAGGGCCGCGAAGTGCTCGCGCTCAAGGGCGCGTCCGACAACGAAGGCCGCGTCGAGATCTGGCGTCCGCCGAAACTGATCGACCCGAACCACCGTTCCACCAAAGCCTCGCGCTTCGGCGTCCAGGTGCATATCGTCGGCACCGCCAAAGCCAAGGATCTGATCCTCGGCTGGGCGCAGGAAGGCGGGCGCGTGCGCCTGACCGGCAATGGCCCCGGCCGCATGCATTGGTATGAGGGCGTGCGCGCCGACTTCTACGAGCAGCTGCTCTCCGAAATCAAGGTGCCGTCGCGCACCAACCCCAAGCGCCGCGTCTGGAAAGAGCGCACCGATCGGCGTAACGAAGTACTCGACTGCACCGGCTACGCGATCTACCTGATCCGCCACCTGCGCCTGCACGTGCGCAAGCCGGCGCAGTGGGACTTCGAAGAGGGCCGGCTGCGGCAGGGCAGCTTGTTGATCGAAACGCCCGCCGTGTCGCCGGCGCCGACCTTGCCGGTTGTGCAAACGTCTGCACCGCTGCCTGTACTGGTGGTGCTTCCGGCGCCCCCTGCAGAATCCCCCACAACGTTACCACCGCCGCGCCCCGCGTCCGGCCTCGGCCGCAGTGAATGGATGGAGAGACTATGACGAATCAACCAAAACGCGACGATGGCGCCATCGCCCTGCAGCACGAATTCACCGCCATCGTGCGCGAAGAGATCGGTATGAACGAAGGTTTTGCCTCGCAGATCGCCGAAGCCCTGGTGCGCGGCCTGCGTCGCCGCTTTCGCGGGCAGAATCTGGGCGATTACTACCTGGCCGAACAAAGTGCCGCGGATCGAGAGGAGCGCGACGCCGCGATCCGCGCCGAGTTCAACGGGCAGAACCGCGCGGAGGTCTGCCAGAAATACGGCATCAGCAAGTCGCGGCTGTACCAGATCGTGACGCCCGACAAATGATTTTCCAGTTTTCCCCCTGAAAACTGGAATCGCAACCCGATAGCGTAGCCGACCATGACCACCGCCACCGACATGCTCGCGAAGTACCTGGCCGCCGAGCAGGCCATTCTCGAAGGCAAGGAAGCCCGCTTGGGCGACCGCCTCCTGAAGATGGAAGACCTGATTGAGATCCGCGACGGCCGCAAGGAATGGGAAGCCCGGGTCGCTGCCGAATCCCGCCAGGCCGCCGGCACACCCTCACTTGGCGGCGCCACCTTTGCCGTCGCGAGGATGGACGAATGAGCCGCAACTGGGTCGACGCCCTCGTCGAATACATCTCCCCGCATGCCGGCGCCCGCCGTCGTGCCGCGCGCGGCATCCTCGCCCTCTACGAAGCCGCCACTCCCTCACGCCAGCGCAAGTTCCGCCGCGACAGCGGCGGTCCCGATCAGCAGGTGTTCAAGGGCGCCGTGGCGATCCGCAACCAGGCGCGCCACCTCGACCAGAATCACGACATCGCGCGCGGCATCCTACGCACCCTGGTCAACAATACCGTCGGCCCTAATGGCATCGGCATCGAGCCGCAACCGCGCCGCGCCGACGGCACGATCCACGAAGAGTACGCCAAGGTCCTGCGCGAAGGTTGGCGCGACTGGTGCCGCGCGCCGGAAGTCACCGGCCGCTTGCACTGGGCCCGCGCCTGCCGCCTCACTGCGCGCACCTGGTACCGCGACGGCGAAGCCTTCGCCCAGGAGTTGATCGGCGGCGTGCCCTTCCTCGATCACGGCACCCGCGTGCCCTACAGCCTGGAACTGTTCGAACCCGACATGGTTCCGATGGACTACAGCGACGGCGATCGCATCCGTCAGGGCATCGAGCGCAACGCCTGGGGCAAGCCCGTCGGCTACTGGGTGTACAAGCAGCACCCCGACGAGAACCTGGTTGGCCGAGGCAGCAGCGCGCTTAAGCGCATCGGCGCCGACCGCATGCTGCACCTGGCCTTCCTCGATCGCATCGGCCAACTGCGCGGCGTCAGCGAATTCGCCAGCGTCATCACCCGGCTCGAAGACATCAAGGACTACGAAGAGTCCGAGCGCGTCGCAGCCAAGATCGCGGCCATGTTCACCGCCTACATCCGCAAGGGCACGCCCGAACTGTACAACCCGGACGGTACCGAGAAATACAACGACGGCACCAGCAAGCCGCGCGACATGCGCCTCGCGCCCGGCATGATCATCGACAACCTGGTCCCCGGCGAAGAAGTCGGCATGATCGACAGCAACCGGCCGAACCCGAACCTGATCACCTTCCGCCAAGGCCAGTTGCGCGCCGTCGCCGCCGGCGCCAACGTCAGCTATTCCAGCGCTGCGCGCGATTACAACGGCACCTTCAGCGCCCAGCGCCAGGAGCTGGTCGAGCAGTGGATCAACTACGCCGCGCTCACCGACGACTTTACCGGCCAGTTTGTGCAGCCGGTGTGGGAGCGCTTCGTCCAGGTCGCCCATCTGTCCGGCGTGATTCCGCGCCCGGCCGACGTGCCCGAAGTCCTGGCTGACGACGCACTGTATGTCGCGCAAGCCATGCCCTGGATCGATCCGTACAAGGAAGCGATGTCCTGGGAGCTGCTGGTCAAGTCCGGCTTCGCTTCCGAAGTCGAAGTCATGCGCCGCCGCGGCGCCAACCCGCGCGACGTGCTCGAACAGATCACCACCTGGCGCGATGCCGCGAAAGAAAAAGAGCTGGTGTTCTCCAGCGACGCCGCCAACGACAGCGGCGCGCCAGCAGCAAACGCGACTCCGGACACCACCGATCAGCCGGGCCCTCAGCCCGAACAACAGAACCAACCGTAAAGGGATCGCCATGAAAACAGACAAGCTGGGTTTACAGAAATTCACCGCCGAGGGCGCTGGCCTGGTGGCCGATCCGATCTTGACCATGGTCAAGTACTCCGGGTCCGGCTATACCTACCTCTGCGAAGCCGCTCCCGGCACGGCCCGGTCGACGGCTGCCTGGCGCGTATGCCGGATCACCGATGCAAGCGGCGACTGCGTATATGCCGCCGCCGGCCTGTTCGCTCATGCCGCCACCAGTCTCGCCGTGGTCGCAGCGCTCACCTACACCTTGGGAGCATGATTGTGAGCCTATCGATGATTGCCGCCAAGCTCAAGGCCGTCTTCGGCTTTGTCACGGCGCAGACTAATCTCACCGGGGGGATTAGTTTATTGGCTGGGAGCAATTCGCTCCCAATACCGACGGCCTCCGGCATCCGCACCATCCTGATCGGTGATTCGTACATCGACCGGGAAATGAACTACACCACGGATAATCGGACTCATCAAAGCTCATGGGGCAGCATCGTATGGGCAAATTTCTTTCTCGGCGCACCGCTGCAAATCGTAAAGGAAATGGGCATCGGCGGTGAGCGGGTGACCGATGTCCTGGCCCGCGTTTCGCTTGTCAAAGCCTTCGATCCCAAGATTATTTTTCTCTCAGTTGGCATCAACGACCTGAAAAACACAGTCATTGGCGGTAGTTCCGTTGTGACCGGAGTGCCCTACGCCGCCGATACCCGGCAGGTTGAACTCCCCTATGTGAAAGAGAAGTACGCGCAATTGCTCGCTGCTCTAGAAAACACGGGAGCGACGGTATTCGTCATGTCAATCACGCCGCCAAATGGCGCGTATTTGGTCAAGGAGCTATCGCACCGGACCATGCTGTTCAACCGCTGGCTGCAGTACATGTGCGACAAGAGTCCGAACACGCACTACTTGGGCGTGGATCGCGCGGTGTTCGATCCAGCGGTATCGACGGGCGATGTGCTGTCTGGATACTACGTGTCGGACGCTGTGCATAAATCCATCACGGGCGCATTCAAGTCCGGCCAGTACATCGCGGCACGGCTCAAGCCCTACCTTGCGGGAAACCTGACGGACAGGCTGCCGACCAGCAACCTTGAAACCCACTCGAACATGATCGTGAATGGAACGGCGATCAGTTGCGACGGGACCAGTCTTGTCGTTACGATCAACAACCTGACCAGCACCTACAGGCGGTTCCAGCCTGGCGACCGCTGCACGCTATCCGCAGCGGGCGACACGCGCTGGAACGGCGTTTACACGCTGACGGCGGTGAGCGATACCACGGTCACGGCGGCATGCACCGTGGCGACCGCTACCTATACGGGAACGGTGAAGCTGTCCAATTCAACGCAGATGTTCACCAATCCGCTGTTCATCACGCAGTCTGGCAATGGTGCGCCTACTTCTGGAGGGATCACGCTTACCGCTGGTGCAACTGCGGCGGGAATTGCAGTGAACGGCCCCGCCACGATGTCGGTGACAGTGACATACGCAACGCACACTGATCTGGATGGCGTGGCTACCATCTTCGGCTCATGGATCGAAATGGAAATAGTCGCAGGAGCCGCAGGGACGTTCAAATTGTTGCTTACCATTTCCAAGAACGCACCGGGAGACACGGCCTCGGCGTATTACGCCAGAATCTTCCCCGGCGACGTTATCAACGCGCAATGCGACCTTGAGCTGCTTGGAACGCCGACTCCTTCCGCAGTGACGAATATTTCTGGCGGAGCCGCGCTGAACTACAAGGACACGGGCGGGAATGTGGTTAGTGGGACGCTGGAGACTTTGTATTACTCAACGGGAGCGACAGAAAACATGCCGCAGACCGCATTACGTGGGACGCTACAGACCTGTGACTGGCAGATGCCAAGCGGTGCGTTGACGGAAGCCACGACGGTCGACGGCATGATTAAAGTTGTCTTCAGCGCGGCGGGAACGGCAAAGATTCGCGTCGGACGTTTCGGCCTCAATCGAGTCGACCTTTCAGTACGCGATGCTTCGACTCCGGCGAGCTATCAGTAAAGCCATCCCCTCTGCACGATGTCTCTCAATTTCAACCTTGCGGCCACCACTCTGGGCCGGGTCTTCCCGCGCTATCGGACCCTCGGCCAGTGGGCCGAGACCTACGCGCAAATCATCGAGTCGCGGCCGATCGGCGACAAGACCAAAGCGAATCGCCGCAGCGCCCTGACACACCTGGTCGCGGATATGGGCGGACGGACGATCTCGGCCATCCGTCCACATGAAATCGCGGGGCTGATCCATCGGCTGGCCGTCAAGCGGCCGCAGACGGCCAAGAGGGTGCTGATGGAGGCCAAGGACATCTTCAACGAGGCCGTCAGTTATGGGTGGATCGATCGCAACCCAGCCTCACAGGTCAAGGCGCCGCTCGTGCGGGTGCAGCGCCACCGGCTGACACTCGACGATTGGCGGGCGATTCATGCCCATGCCGCGGCCACCATGCCGCCCTGGGTGTCGCGCATGATGATGCTGGCCCTTGTCACTGGCCAGCGCCGGTCGGATCTGTGCAAGATGCGCTTTACCGATGTATGGGACGACTATCTGCACATCGAGCAGATCAAGACCGGCGCCCGCCTGGCCCTGCCGCTGGCGTTGAAGCTCGAGGCGCTCGACATGACCCTGGCGCAGGCCGTCGATGCCTGCCGGGACTACGCGACCGGGACCGAGTTCATGCTTCGGAAGCATAACGGCAAGCAGCTTGTCGAAGCATCGCTTTCCGCGCGCTTCGAGTTGGCGCGGGAGGGCTCGATCCCGATCTGCACCGACGGCCTGCCGGTTTCGTTGCACGAATGCCGCTCGCTGTCCGAGCGTCTGTACCGCGCCCAAGGCATCAACACCATGGTGCTGCTGGGCCACAAGCACCAGGCGATGACGGACATCTACAACGACGATCGCGGCTTGAGCAAAGGACAGTGGAGGGTACTTGAACTTTGCCCGGCGTCGTGTCACTGATGCAGTGGGTCGCCGAATTCTTTGTCCTTCTCGCCCTCCTGATCGTCGGTCCGTTCGTGCTCGCCTGGTGGTTGTTCGACGATTGGCGCAAGGGGCGGAAGATCGGTTCGATTGACTGAATCAATACGCCGTACCGCCAGCGCCGACTTTTCCGCCCCACTGAAGATATTCCAGTTTTCCCCCTGAAAACTGGAATCGCATCTCGCCACACTTCGCGCATCCCATCGCGTGAGGCGAGACATGAAACACAACGGCAAGTGGTACAGCATCCGGGCCCGGGCGGCCAAGAGTGAAGGCCAGCCCGCCGCCGCTGAAGTCTTCATCTACGGCGACATCGGCGAGAGCTATTGGACCGAAACCGTCACCGCCGCCGATTTCGTCAAGGAAATCGCAGCGCTCGACGTCGACCAGCTCACCGTGCGCATCAACTCGATCGGTGGCTCGGTACCTGACGGCCTGGCGATCTACAACGCCATCAAGCGCCACAAGGCCGCTGTCACCACCGCCATCGACGGCATGGCGTTATCCATCGCCAGCCTGATCGCCATGGCTGGCGACACCGTCGAGATGGCCGACAACGCGATGCTGATGATCCACGCGCCCTGGACCATCGCCATGGGCAACAGCGTCGCCATGCGCGACCAGGCCGACGTCCTCGACAAGTGGGCCGAGGCCATGAGCACCAGCTACGCCGCCAAGACCGGCAAACCCGCCGCCGACATGCTGGCCCTGCTCACCGACGGCATCGATCACTACTACACCGCCGCCGAAGCCGAGGCCGCCGGCTTCGTCGATGCCGTGGTTGAAGCCATGCCCGTCGCGGCCTCGGCGAATCTGCCGGCCGCCGCCCTTTCCCGTTTCCGCTCGCTGCCTGGTCAGGCAGCGAGCAGCCCCGCGGCAGCCGCCGCACCCAACCAGGAGAAATCCATGACCAAGGAAGAAATGCTGGCGGCTGAGCAAGCAAAAGCCGCACGTGACGCTGAACTGAAAGCCGCTGCCGAGGCTGCCACCGTGGCAGCGTTGGCTTCCGACAAACAGCGTCGGACCACCATCGAAGGCGCCTTCGCCAAGTTCGGCAAGGTCGACGGCATTCAGGCCGTGTTGAAGACCTGCCTCGAAGATCAACACTGCACCGTCGAAACCGCCAACGCCAAGCTGCTCGCCCATCTCGGCGCCGGCGCGACGCCGGTCGCCGGCAATCACGTCGTCACGGTCGAAGACGAAACCGACAAGTTCCGCGCCGCCGCATCGACCGCCCTGGTCGTCCGCGCCGGTTTCAGCACCATCGAACAGCGCAATGCCGTGCGCGCCAACCCGTATCGCGGCCATACCCTGCTCGATCTGGCCCGCGCCAGCCTCGCCCGTGCCGGCATCAATACCGACGGCATGGACAAGATGCAGATCGTCGCCGCCGCTTTCACCCAATCCACCAGTGATTTCCCGGTGCTGCTGGAAAACACCATGCACAAGGTGCTGCAGGAAGCCTACGGCAAAGCCGCGCTGACCTGGAACCGTTTCTGCGCCATCGGCTCGGTGTCCGATTTCCGCGCCCACAATCGCTACCGCACCGGTAGCTTCGGTGTGCTCGACAGCGTCAACGAGAACGGCGAGTTCAAGAACAAGAGCATTCCCGACGGCGAGAAGGCCAGCATCACCGCCGGCACCAAGGGCAACATCATCAACCTGTCGCGCCAGATGGTGATCAACGATGATCTGGCCGCCTTCGTCGGCCTGTCCAACAGCCTGGGCGGCGCCGCCGCGCGCACCATCGAAGCGGCGGTGTATGCCATGTTGGCGCTCAACTCCAACCTCGGCCCGACCATGGGTGACGGCAAGGCGCTGTTCCATGCCGACCACGGCAACATCGGCACCGGCGCCGCACTCTCGGTCGCCGGCATCGATGCCGACCGCGTGCTGATGGCCTCGCAGAAGGATGTTTCCGGCAACGACTACCTGCAACTGTCGCCGGCCATCCTGCTGGTGCCGATCGGCCTCGGCGGTCTGGCGCGCGAAGTGAACGGCCAGGAATACAACGACGATTCCAACAAGCAGCAGCGCAAGCCCAACGTCGTGCGCGACCTGTTCCGCGACGTGGTCGATACGCCGCGCATGACCGGCACCCGCCGCTACCTGTTCGCCGATCCCGCCATCGCCCCCGTGCTGGAAGTTGCCTTCCTCGACGGCCAGCAGGAGCCCTTCCTCGAAATGCAGGACGGCTTCGATGTCGACGGCACCCGTTACAAGGTCCGCCTCGATTACGGCACTGCGGCGGTCGATTACCGCGGCGCAGTCACCAACGCCGGCGCTTAACCACCATCGCCACCCCAGCCCGCCGGATGGCGGGCTACTTTGAAAGGAAAAGGACATGAAAACATTCATCCAGTACGGCGAGACCCTGACCCTGACGCCGGCCGCTGCGGTAAGTGCCGGGGTCGGCTACTTGTTCGGCACGGCCTTGTTCGGCGTCGCCTTGGGCGATGTCGCCAACGGCGTCGCGGGCGAGTTTCGCACCGAGGGCGTGATCGAAATCGGCAAGACTTCCGCGCTGGCCATCAGCGTCGGCGATCGGCTGTTCTGGGACGCTACCAACAAGGTGGTGAACAAGACAAGCACCGCGCAGCAGTGCGTCGGCATCGCGGTCGAGGCGGCTGCCAACCCGTCGGCGACAGTCAAGATGAAGCTCGTCTCCAGCGTGCCTGTGGCGACCTGATCCATCATCGCCATGTCCTTCGCCGCCCTCGAAACCCGCATCAACGCCGTCGCGCTGGCCAAGCTGGCCAACGCGACGGCCACGATCGCGGGCGAGGCGGTGGCCGGCACCTTTGATGCCGACTATCAGGACATCCTCGGCACCAGCAGCGTGGTGCCCGCGTTCGCCGCGGAGGCCGCCGCGCTGGCAGGGGTAACGCGCGGATCGGTGCTCACCATCACTTGCGCCTCGCTTGGCCTCGTAGCCGCGCCCTACACGGTTGCCGAAGTGCAGGCCGAGCATGGCCTCACCCGCCTGCTGTTGCGGCGCGTGGTGGGCTAGGAACCCGCCATGGCGGCCTCAGTCGTCGAACAGATTTTGGCGCGCGTGAAGACGGCCTTGACCAACACCACCGATGCGGGCACTCGCGTCGAGCGTAATCGGGTCGATGCTGTTGCGGTGGACGCTCTGGCGACCTTGAACATCCTGCGCACCAGCAGCAATGAAGAGCCGCTCGGCGATCGTGGCGGGCGCGTGACGGCGGCCTGGGACATCGAGTGCCTGGTGGCCGTCAGCGACGCCTGGGAAACCGCTGCCGATGCCTTGCACATGCAAGTCCATGCGGTGCTGGCCGCCGACACCACGCTGGCCACCCTGGGGCGCGGCCTGCGCTGCAGCGGTACCGATGCCCAGGGCGACAGCGGCGAACGCGTGATTGGCAAGCTGACGGCGCATTACCAGATGCAGGTTTTCATCCGGCCGGGCGATCTCACCCGCGCCATCAACTAGGAGATTGACATGATCAACTTCGGCTCCGGCAAACTGATTGCCGTACCCACCAACCTCGCCGACGGCACCGCCATCGCCAACCCGACGCCGGTCATCCTCGGCACCATGCAGGACGTCAGCCTCGACCTCTCCGTCGAAATCAAAAGCCTCTACGGCTCCAAGCGCTACCCGATCGCCGTCGGTCAGGGCAAGGGCAAAACCGAGATCAAGGCCAAGTACGCCGAGATCGACGGCGGCATCCTCGGCCAGCTCTTCTTCGGCAAGGCCAGCACCGCTGGCATCAAGGCCGCCGTGTTCGACAGCGCCGGCACCATCCCGGCCACGCCCTTCCAGCTCACCATGGCGCCGCCTTCCAGCGGCACCTTCGTCGCCGACCTCGGCGTGATATTCGACGCCACCGGGGTCCAGCTCGCCCGCGTCGCCAGCGCGCCGACCACCGGCCAATACGCGGTCAACGCCAGCACCGGCGTGTACACCTTTGCCTCCGCCGATACCGGCAAGGTGGTCAAGATCAGCTACGAATACAGCGCCGCCGCCGGCGGCCAGGTGTGGACCATGACCAACGAAACCATGGGCTACACCCCCAGCTTCACGCTGTTGCTGCAAAACGGCTACGACGGCAAGAACCTGGTCTGCAAGCTCAACCGTGCCGTCTCCGGCAAGCTCTCCCTGCCGCTCAAGAGCGACGACTTCGCCATATACGATTTCGAAGCCGAAGCCTTCGCCGACGCCGCCGGCAATCTCGGCTACATCTGCCTGTTCTGACCATGGCCGCCGGCGCATCCATCGTCCTGTCACCCCTGCCGGGCGCCGGCTTCGCGTCCCGGCTTCGCGCCTGGGCGCGCGGCCTGTTCTCGCGTCGCGTGCTGCTACGCCTGGCCGGCGTCGAGGCAGTGGTGCTCGAAGGCCGCACCTACGCCGTCCGCGCCGTGCCGCTGGGTGTGGCGCGCGAGCTGGTGCCGGCCATCATCCGCTGCGGGCGCCGCTTCGCCGCCTGGGAAATCGATGACGCCCTGTACGAGGATTTCGTCACCGTCCTTACCCTGGGCCTTGGCGCCCCGCGCCGCGCCATCGAGCACCTGACCATTCCGCTATGGGATCTGGCGCCGGTGATCGATCGCATCGCCCGTGTCAATGCTTTGCCGGTGCTGGAGGCCGACGCCGATCCGGGAAAACTTCTGGCGGCGCTGATGACCTCGATTGGGACGAACTCTACGCCGTCCTCGTCAGCGCCGCCGGTTGGACCTGGGACCACGTCGACCGCCACGTAACCCTGCCGCAAGCCCATGCGCTCACTCGGCACTGGCAAACCGTACCGCCGGCCGCGGTGCAGCTCAAGCGCATCGCCCTGGCGCTTGGCATCCCCGAACCGCGTGTGCAGACGCGTGCACTCAGCGCCGGCGCCGCGATGCGCGAAGCCGCGCACGCCGGCCTGCCCGTTATGGAAGGCCGCCCCGATGATCCCCTGCTGGCCTTCCTGGACCTCTGATCATGGGCAATGACAACCGCGCCGAGATCGTCCTTGATGGCGACCTGTCGCCGTTGCAGCGCAAGATGCGCGAAGCCGGCGCCTTGCTAAAGCAGTTCGGCGGCGAGGGCGAATCCGCCCTGGGCCGGCTGACCGGGCCGCTCGGCGCCCTGCAGTCCAAGTTTGTCGCCATCGCCGGCCTGCTCGCCGGCGGCGCCGTGTTCAAGGAAGCGGTGACGCAGACTGTCACCCTGACCGAAGAGAGCACCAAGCTCGCCCGCGCCCTGGCGATCTCCGCCAGCGAAGCCAGCATCCTGCGCGAAGCGCTCACCGCCGGCAACACTTCGCAGGAGGAGTTTGTCGGCGCGGCGCAGAAGCTGGCCAAGCAGGTAAAAGAAAACGAAGACGGCCTGCAAGCCATGGGCCTCAAGACCCGCGATGCCGCCGGCCAGTTGCGACCGCTCAACGATCTGATGTTCGACGCCATCGGTGTGGTCAACGGCTACAAGGCCGGCACCGATCGCGCCATCGCCGGCCAGGTGTTGTTCGGCAAAGGCTTCGAGATGACCAGCAATCTCGCCCTGCTCAACAAGGAAGCCGTGGGCGAAGTGGCCACGCAGATGCGCGCCCTGGGCATGATCGTCAGCACCGAGAATGTCGCCGCCTGGCAAGCCTACGACGATGCTACCGATTCGGCCGCGCTTACCCTTAAGGGCCTCAAAACCACCATCGGCAACGCTCTGATGCCGGTGCTCACGGAACTCGGCAATTGGTTCTCCGCCGTCGGCCCCGTGGCGGTGGTCGCTCTCAAGGGCGCTGTCGGCGGCCTGATCTCGATCTTCTGGGGGCTGAAGAATGCCGTCGTGATCAGCTTCGAGATCATCAACGCCGCCGTGGTGCAACTGACCGAGCCGCTGCGCGCTCTAGCGGTCGGTATGTACAAGGCGCTCTCCGGAGATTTTGCCGGCGCCAAGCAGGAATTTCTCAACATACCCAAGGTGTGGAACACCGCTTGGGACAAAGCCTTCGACAGCATCGCCGATTCCGCCAAGGACACGCGCGACAAGATCTACAACCTCTTCGCCGACGGCACGCCTGCGGCCGGCCCGAATAAAGGCGGCAAGAGTGCTAGGGGTCTGCTTAAGCAGGACAAGGAAAAGAAGGACAAGGAAGAGCCCGGCCACATGGCCACCTACGAAGCCGCGCTGGCCGAGCGCAAGAACCTCTACGAGCAGGAAAACGTCCTGCGCCAGTTCAGCAAGGAACAGGAGCTAGCCTACTGGCGCGATCTGCAAGCTACCTACACCATCAACAGCAAGGATCAGCTCGCCATCGCCAAGCGCACCGCCACGCTGGAACTGGAGATCCGCCGCGAAGCGGCCAAGTCCGAGCGCGATCTGCGCCAGATCGGCATCGATCACCATCGCACCATGGCGCTGGCGCAAGTGCAGTTCGATGAGCAGCGCGCACGCTATGCCCAGGAGAACGGCGAAACCACCAAGCGCCAGTTGATCGCGCAGGAAGAAGACTTCGCCCGCCGGCGTTTCGAGATCGAATACCAGGCCGTGCTCGACCGCATGGAACTGGCGAAGACCGATCCCGCCGCGTCGCCGGTGGCGCTGGCCCAGATCAAGGAACAGTTGCTGGAAGTCGAGCGCAACTATCAACTGCGCAAGGGCGAGTTGTCGCAGGACAAGACGAAGGCCGACGGCAGTATTGGTGCGATCTTCGAAGATGTCGGCTCATCCTTCGGCGCCGCCGCGAATTCCATCCTGACTCGCGCTACCACCCTGCAACAGCAGCTCGCCGGCATCTTCCAGGGCATCTACACCAGCTTCATCACCAACCTGGTGACTAAGCCGCTCGGCGAATGGATCGCCAGCCAGGCGCGCATGCTGGCGGTGAAGATGGGCTTCCTTACCGCTGAAAAGGGCTTGGAAGTCGCGAGTTCCGCCGCAACCGTCGGCATCAAGACGGCCGAATCCACCGCCGTCGTTGCAGCCAACGCCGCCGAAGCCGGCTCCGGCGCGGCGGCCTCGCAGGCGTCGATCCCGTTCGTTGGTCCCGGTCTGGCACTCGCCGCCATGGCCGCCGTGTTCGCGGCCGTCATGGCGCTCTCCAGCCGCAAATCCGCCGCCCGCGGCTACGACATTCCCAAGGGCCTCAACCCCGTGACCCAGCTTCACGAAGAGGAAATGGTCCTGCCGCAAAAATACGCCAACGTAATTCGCGGCATGGCGGGCGGGGAAGGCGGCGCGGGCGGTGGCGATACCTACACCACCCACATTACCGCGATGGACGCGCGCAGCGTGCGCGACTATTTCAAGGCCAACGCCCACGCCCTGGGCCCGGCCATGCGCCGCATGGCGCGCAATGGCGAGCCGACCTCGATCACCTCGCCACTCGGGAAGATCTCCTGATGTCCGACTACGTCTTCCCCGACATCCCCGGCCTCAAGCCTGACCGTCCGCGCCGGCCGGCGTTTTCCACCCGGGTGCAGCGCGCGGTATCCGGCCGTGAGGCGCGCGCCGCCTTCCAGGCCTACCCGCTGCGCACCTTCACGCTCGGCTTCGAGTTCCTGCGCCACGGCGTGGAGAACGATCTGCGCCAGCTCGAGGGCTTCTTTCTCGCGCGCCACGGCATGTACGACAGCTTCCTCTATGCCGATCCGGCCGACAGCAGCGTTACCGACCAGAGCCTGGGAGTCGGCGATGGCGGCACGGTGGCCTTCCAGGCACAGCGCACCTTCGGCTACGGCACCGGCGCCACCTTCACCGAACCGGTGCACAACGTCGCCAGCACCACCAACGTCAAGGTCGCCGGCGTCGCCGCCACCTACACCGTCAGCGCCACCGGCCTGATCACCATCACCAGCGGCACGCCAACGGTAGGCCAGGCGGTGACCTGGACCGGCAGCTACTACCACCGCTGCCGCTTCACTCACGACGAAGCCGACTTCGCCCGCTTCCTGGAAGATCTCTACAGCGCCAAGAAGGTCGAGTTCGTCGGCGCGCTGCAGAACAAGCTATGAAAGCCGCCTCCGCTCCGCTGATCGAGCTGCTGGCCAGCGGCCGGCCGTTCATGATGGCCGACTGCTACACCTTCACCCTGGCCAGCGGCACCGTGCTGCGCTTTACCGCGTTCGACATCACGCTCACCTTCGGCGGCACCACCTGGAGCTCCGCCGGGCCGATCCTCCAGCGCGGCAACACCCGCACCGTGATCGGCCTCGCGGTCGATACCCTCGACATCAAGATTTCGCCCAGGGACACCGACCTGATCGGCGCCCAAAGCTGGTTTCAGGCCGCCTGCTCGGGCGCACTGGACGGCGCCAAGGTCACCCTGCAGCGTGCCTTCCTGGAGTCGCCGCCGACCGTGGTCGGCATGCTCACGATGTTCGTCGGCAGCATCGCGCCGATCACCATCGATCGCATGACGATCGATGTCACCTGCAACTCACCGCTGGAGCTGCTCAACACCAAAATGCCGCGCAATCTCTACCAGGCCGGCTGCCAGCACGTCCTGTTCGATACCGGCTGCGGCCTGTCGCCGGCCGCCTTTGCCGTCGCCGGCAGCGTTACCGGTGCGCCCACACGTACCGGCTTCACCGCGTCGATGAGTGAGGGCGCCGGGTGGTTCGACCTCGGCGCCCTGCAATTCACCAGCGGCGTGCTCGCCGGCACGCGGCGCAGCGTCAAGCGCTGGAACGGTGGCGACATCGCCTTGCTCAACCCGCTGCCAATAGCGCCTGGCATCGGCGACGGCTTCACCGTCTGGCCCGGCTGCGATCGCCTCAAGGCCACCTGCGAAAGCGCCAAGTTCAACAACGTCGTCAATTTCAAGGGCTATCCCTTCATCCCGGTACCGGAGACCGCGCTATGACACAAGTGCCTGTCATTCCGGCGCAGGCCGGAATCCAGCCCGGCGCCAGCGATGTGCGCGCCGCCATTGTTGCCGCCGCCCGCGCCTGGCTCAACACGCCGTTTCACCACGCCGGCCGGGTCAAGGGCGTCGGCGTCGATTGCCTGCAGCTGCTGGTCGCGGTGTATTCCGAAGTCGGCCTGCTGCCGGCCGTCGATACAGGCCATTACCCGCGCGACTGGCATTTCCACAAGAGCGAGGAACGCTACCTGGACGCGGTGGCCAGTTATGCCACGCGGCTGTCGGCCATGGACCGGCCGCAACCCGGCGACCTGGCGCTGTTCAAGTTCGGCCGCTGCGTCAGCCACGCCGCGATCGTCATCGACTGGCCGCTGTGCATCCATGCCTACTTCGGCCAGGGCGTGGTCGAAGTTGATGCCATGAACGGCGCCGAGCTGGCCGGTCGCCTGCATTCCTTCTGGTCGCTGGTGCCGGCAGAATGAGCGCCCTCCGCCGGGCCGCCCCAAGGGGGGCGCAGCCAATCCACGGAGCCGCGCAGCGGCGAACCACCGTAACCCCCTGCCTTGGGCAGGGGGCCGGGGGGAGGGTAGTCTCGTGAGCGGCCTCTTCGGCGGCGGCGGCCAGACCATTGCCAGCAGCGAGACTCCGCTCGCCGGCTTCAACATCCAGACCAGCGCCTTCGGCAAGCCGGTGCCGCTGCTCTTCGGCCGCAATCGCATTTCCGGCAACCTGCTTTGGTACGGTGACTTCACGGCGATTCCGCACACCACCAGCTCGTCGGCGAGTGGCGGCAAGGGCGGCGGCGGTGGCATCACCACCAGCAACACCACCTACACCTACCAGACCTCCTTCGCACTCGGCCTGAACGAAGGCCCCGCGGCATCGATCAACGCCTACTGGGTCGACAAGGAATACCACGCCGACGCCAATATCTTCACCAAGTTCCTCGGCACTTACAGCCAGAGCGCCTGGAGCTACCTGACCAGCGCCCACCCGACTGAAGCGCTGGCCTATCGTGGCACCGCTTATGTGGCCGCTGCGGCCTACGATCTGGGCAACAGCGCCGGCCTCGGCAACCATTCTTTCGATGTGACCGGGCTGTTGCCCTATGCCGCCGGCACCATCGACGGCGCAGATCCGCGCGACATCATCACCGCGCTGCTCACCAGCGTTCATTACGGCAGCGGCTTTCCTCTCGCCAACCTCGGCAGCTGGGCGCAGTATTCCGCCTGGTGTGTGAGCAACGACGTGTTCCTGTCGCCGGCCTACGAAACGCAGCAGGAGGCGCGCCAGGCCATCAACGACCTGATCCAGCTCACCAATGCCGGCATTTTCTTCAGCGAGGGCCTGCTCAAGATCGTGCCCTTCAGCGACACCGCGGCCACCGCGCACGGCATCACCTACACGCCCAACATCGATCCGGCCTATGAGCTGACCGACGACGACTTCCTCGACCTCGAGCAGCCGGTGCGCGTCATGCGCACGCCCAATGCCGATGCCTACAACCAGGTGCAGATCGAGTTCCTCGACGGCGCCAGTCAGTACAACATCGCCATCGCCTCGGCGCAGGATCAGGCCAGCATCGAGATCCACGGCCTGCGGCCGATGGATACCATCGTCGCGCACCAGATCACCGACGCCGCCACCGCGCGCATGGTGGCCCAGCTGATCCTGCAGCGGGCGATGTACACCCGCAACGTGTACGAATTCAAGATCGGCTGGCGTTATGCTCGCCTCGAGCCCTGCGACTACGTCACCCTCACCGATGAGCGCCTGGAGCTCGCCGCCGTCCCGGTGCGCGTCCTCTCGGTCGAAGAAGACGAAAGCGGCGCGCTCACCATCAACGCCGAAGACGCACCCGCCGGCATCCATTCCTCTCCGCTCTACACACCGCCCGGCGGCAGTGGCTACGTCGTCGATTTCAGCGTTGCGCCCGGCGACGTGGTCGCTCCGGCGTTTTTTGAGGTACCCGCCACGCAGGCGCTGTCCGGCCTGGCCGTCGGCATCGCCGTGACCGGTAACGGTATCGATTGGGGTGGCGCCGAAATCTGGGGCAGCAACGACGGCACCAGCTATGCCTATGTCGGCCAGGTGGCCGGCGGCGCGCGTTACGGCACCATCGGCAGCGGCATCACTGCCGCCGTCGGTCAGGTACCGCGCGTCACGCTGGTGGGCAATGGCGGCCAGATACTCAGCGGCTCCGCCGCCGATGCCGAAAACCTCAGTACCCTGGCCCTGATCGATACCGAGTTCGTTGCCTTTACCACCAGCGCCCTGGTGTCCGCCAACGTCTATGACCTGACGCTGGCGGAGCGCGGTGCGCATAACACCACGGCCGCCGCACACAGCGGCGGTGCGTCGTTTATACGCGTGGATGACGCTGTGGCTTATAGCCATGGGCTCGGCCTCGACATGATCGGCAAGACGATCTATTTCAAGTTTCTCAGCTACAACCGCTACGGCGGTGGTCGCCAGCAGCTCGCCGACGTCACGGCCTATCCCTACACCATCACCGGCGTCATGGCGACTCTGCCACCGCCTTCGGCCTCGGCCGTCACCCTCAATACCAGCGCTGGCAGCGTGTTCGTCGGCTGGACTAATCCGGCCGACATGTCCGGCGTCGATCGCACCGAGATCCTGCGCGGCGCCACGGACGTCCTGGCGGCGGCCACTGTCATCGGCTCCGTGCGCGGCACGATCGGCTTTTATGCCGATTTCATTGGCGTCAGCGGAGTCACCAACTATTACTGGATACGCCAGATCAACCAGCAGGGCTATCCCAGCACTGCCATCGGCGGGTCCAGCGCGACCACTGGCTCCATCGGCGGCACGCCTGGCGCCGGCTCGATCGTGAATTCCATGTTGACCGCCGATTGTGTGTTGGCGACCAATATTGATGTGTCGCAGCTCGACGCCCTGAGTGCCACTATCGGCGTCCTGCGCACCGCATCCAGCGGTGCCCGCATGGAGATCCGCGACAACGTGATCAAGGTCTATGACTCCGCCGGCACACTGCGGGTCAAGATCGGAAATCTTGCGCTATGAGCTTCGGCCTCGATTGCTACAACGCGGCCGGAAATTTACGATGGGGCGCGTCGCTCTACTCAATGCCCTGTATCGATGTGTGGGTTTACCAGTTCGCTGGTGCCACAACCAAAAGCTACCCCGAGCTTACTGGCGCGACAATTCGCTGCGAGACATCCCCGACCAGTATCGTTGCGACAGTAAGCTATCCTGGTGGCGTCCCGACCATTTCAATTTCAGGCCCGTTGGTTCATACGTCTGCAATTACGGTATTTCTTGAGACGTTGCCAAGCAGCCTGGAAACGCCCTATTCATATCAGGTTCTCAACGGGGATGGGACTTACGCATTATCGCCCTTGAGTACGGTGCTTGAGTTTGTGGAGTCAATCGCCACTACAGCGACTGGCGCTCTGTCGGATTCCTGCGGCAGCTATTCGTTTGTCTTCGGCGCCACGTCGTCATACCATGCCACGGTAGCCAAGGCTGATTATCCAAGCCCGCCATTTGTCATGATCGACCTGCCGGAGCATCCGTACTTCGGCGGTCAGCTAGACATTCAGGACAATCTCGGGGCCTCCAGCAACTGGTTATTGCGGATCAGTGGCACGTTCGTCTCGGCTCCTACCCTATACCTCTTCAAGAACCGCGGAATTACAGCGCCGCCTAGCACGGGTATGGGCATTGCCTTGATGAATGAAGATGGCGATTGCATCTTTTCGTCATCAGACAACTTGCTGGGGTTTGTTGGACCCCCGGAAGTGCCTGGGATTTTGGAGTTCAGCGTACCCGCGGCGCTATCGGGTTCCGTGACCATAGGCAATCTGGACCAAGTCTGGACGCCTGCCGTGGCGCTTCCCGAAAATGCGCTGATCTGGATGCAGGCAAAGCAGATTGTGGGTGTCGAGCAATGCTTCTCAGGCGGCAAAGGTACGCCGATGGATCGGGTAATCCGGGAATGGACCAGCGGCATCTGCAGATACGGGGCGACTGACTTGATGCTGCGGCTTAAGACGGTCACCTCATTCAGTCGGTGGTATGTCAATACCGAATGGTTTGCGGGAGATATCAACGGTGGTGACTACGTGGGTTCTTGCCTCGTGGCAGACAAGGACCGGGTGGTATGAGCGCTCACTGGAATCACCGACGAGCCGACGGATTCGCTCTATTGGAGCAAAACATTCCGGGGTACCGATCCCAAACGGACTGGGATTTGGTGACGTTCCAGAATTCCAGCGGACAGCTTGTTGGCGCTGCTGCTGTTCGCAGGCTGCGGCCATCGTATTCCGTGATGATTGATTTCGCAATGAACAGCGTCGGTGCGGGCTTCGGAGGCATGTGCTTCGCGGCGCTCATGAGGTGCCTGCACGATCAGGGCGTTCTGCATGTGACGATTGATGTACCTGTCGGCGGCGCGACATCAGCTTATCTTGCGCGGCTTGGTCCATCAATTCAGCAAAAGCGCACCAGATCAGATCACTTTGAGTTCTTCACAGGGAAGTGGGGGCGATGAAAATTATATTCATCTCGCTTTTTTTTGGATTGGCCGGCTGTATGCAGTTGCCCATCGTCGTCACGCGTGTTGAAAATTTCCGTGAAGCAGACACGCACTGTCGCGCCGTGAACCGCGACATTTCGACCAGATTGAATGCAGACATGTGGATTACAGCATGCGTTTGGCGCTGGCAATCGCAATGTCATGTCATCGCGTCGCCGGCGTGTGGCACCAAGTGTCGCGTGGTTCTGGATGCTGAAACAAAGAGCTGCAGCAGGGGCTACGAGGATGGCCGAAAGACGGCTATCGGGGTCGCGCGGATACCCGAGCGATCAATCTGAATTAGGAGGATATTGAACGTGGCTGAACCCCATAGCACTGCGGCTGCCGCCGCGCTGACCGGCGCGGCTGCGGCGATTCCAGCCGCCGGCATTGCGGCCGCGCTTGGCGTGCCGCTCGACCTGCTCGGCTGGGCCATGTTCGGCGGCTTGGTGGCGATGGCCAACACCGAGCCGCGCCAGCCACCGCGTGAGGGCCTGCGCCTGGCGCTGGCCGTGGCCATCAATCTGGCGATCGCCGCCGGCATCGGCGGCGCATTCGCGCCGGTGGCGGCACCGATGCTGGTCGGCTTGGCGGCCAAGATCGGCGTCACGCTGCAGCCGGACGGCGTGATGTTGCGCGCCGCCGCGATTCTGTTGGGCTTCGCCACCGCCTTCTTGCCGGAGGGCATGCGGCTGGTCCGGGCGAAACTCGGCGGGCCGGCGACATGAGCGCCGCCGGCTTGTTCCAGGCGGCGCTGCTGACCCTGCTGGCCATTCCGGTACTGCTGCGCGTCGGCCACGTCGCGCACAAGCTGCAGCGCGCCCGCTTCGCCTGCGCCTGGCGCTTCCAGGGCTTTGTCGCCGGGTATGCGCTGCTCGGCGGCCTCACCGTGCAGCTGCTGGCTGACGCATGGCGCGGCCTGCCACTGTCGTGGCTTGGCGTCGGCTTTGTCGCGGCGTCTGCACTGTTGATTATTTTTGATCGGAGAGACGAATGATCATTGACCCGCAATGGCTGGCCATCGCGCGCCCGCTGGTTGGCTTGCACGAAATTCACGGGCCGGAGCACGCGCCGGAAATCCTTGATATGTGGCGCGCGATCAAGCGCAGCGGCATCCAGTCGGATGAGACGCCCTGGTGCGCCGCCTTCGTCGGGGCGTGCCTGGAGCGCGCCGGCATCCGCAGCAGCCGCTTCGAGTCGGCGGCGTCCTATCTTACGTGGGGGGTGCGCCTTGATGGCCCGGCACATGGTTGCATCGTGGTGTTCAGCCGCGAGGGCGGCGGGCACGTCGGTTTCGTGGTTGGCATTGACCGCGCCGGCAAGCTGCTGGTGCTGGGCGGCAATCAGGGCGACAGCGTGTGCGTCAAGGCATTCGCGCAAGAGCGCGTGACCGGCTACCGCTGGCCGCTGGATGTGCCGATTTTGGCGCACGCGCTGCAAATCGGCGCGGCGGAAACCAGTGGGAGCGAGGCATGAATCCAACCATCCTCCTCGCCATCCTGCTTTTCCTTTCCGTTGCCGGCAACGCATGGCAATACAACGAGCACAGCCAGGACATGGTCAAGATCGGCACCACCGAGCAGCTGGCGGCCGACACGAAGGCCGCGGCAGAGGCTTGCTCGACCAGCGTCGACAATCTGGCGAAAAAGGGGGCGACGCAGCACGCGACGGTGCTGGCCAATCTCGCCGCGCAGGCCGGCAAGGTCGCCGGCCTCGAAGGCGCCGCGATCGCCGCGCTCAACGCCAAGCCGGCTGATCCAGCGGATCTGTGCAAGTCGCTGGAGCTTTACCTGCGAGGCCAGATCAAGGCCGAAAGGGGGCCGAAATGAAGCCGCTGCTGATCATCATGGTGGCCCTGGCGCTCTTCGGGTGCGCCGGCGGAGCAACCGCGCCCGGCGTCGTCAAGGAAGCCGTCTACATGCCCTGCGACGCGCCGGTGCCCGCCGTGCCGGTTTTCCCGGCTGACACGCTCAGCGGCGATGAAGATATCTTCACCTTGGGGAAAACCCTGTGGGCCGATCGCAAAGCGCGTCAGGCATATGAGCTGACGGTGCGGACGGCGCTCGAGGGCTGCACGGCGAAGGTGGTGACGCAATGAGGCTATCCCCCAAACTGCGCAAGTGGGCAGACCCCGGCAATGGCGAGGAGGGTTTGAATTACTGGTGTCAGGGCTGCAATTCATGGCACTCGATCAGGACAAAGGGCGCAACTGCGTGGGGGTGGAACGGCGACGTACTGCGGCCGACATTCACGCCCTCCGTGCTGCTGCAGGGCACGCGGCTGACGGATGAAGGGAACGCCGAGATAGAAGCATGGCGCGCCGCCGGGATGCCGCCGCTCGGCGACACTCCATTCGACAGCGCACCCTTCTGCTGCCACAGCTTCGTGACGGATGGAAAAGTTCAGTTCCTGGGCGACTGTACGCACGCGCTCGCCGGCCAGACGCACGAATTGGCCGACTTGCCATCGTGGGATGGGGAATGAGATCCGGCCTGTTGCGTTGCCGAGTGGCGGCGTTGCGGCTCAATCGCTGGGCACCGTGGCCAAGCGAGATCCGGCGCCGGCAACAGTACCGAATGAAGCTCCTGCGCCCGGTGCCACGCCGGGTGTAGGAAAAGAGTAGGCGGCCGGCAGGGTGTTGGCACACCCCACCGGCCGCCGTAACCCACAGGCATGCACCTGTGAGCCTTGGCCAAGGCCTACCCACCACGCGCGTGGCGGGCCGAAGCCTACCAGAACTTGAAAAGGGCTCACCATGTCTGCACCCATCATCCCCTGGCTCGGCGGCAAGCGACGCTTGGCCGACCGACTCATCCCCCTGTTCCCGCCTCACGAGTGCTACGTCGAGCTGTTCTGCGGCGGCGCCGCGCTCTATTTCCTGCGGCCGGTGCCGGCGAACTGCGAGATCCTCAACGACGTCAACGGCGAGCTGATCAACCTCTACCGCGTGGTGCAGCATCACCTCGAGGAGTTCGTCCGCCAGTTCAAGTGGGCGCTGACCAGTCGCCAGGTGTTCAAGTGGCTGCAGGACACCAAGCCCGAGACGCTGACCGACATCCAGCGCGCCGCGCGCTTCTATTACCTGCAGCACCACGCCTTCGGTGGTCGCGTCGAAAGCCAGTCCTTCGGCACCGCCACCACCGCGCCAGCGATCAACCTGCTGCGGATCGAAGAGAGCCTGTCGGCCGCACACCTGCGCCTGGCCAACGGCACCACCGTCGAGAACCTGCCCTGGCTGGATTGCCTGACACGCTACGATCGCGCGCACACCTTCTTCTACGCTGATCCGCCCTACTGGCAGACCGAGGGTTATGGCTTGCCTTTCCCTTTTTCCGAATACCAGGCGCTGGCCAGCGCCATGCGCACCATCAAGGGCCGCATGATGGTCAGCATCAACGACCATCCGCAGATCCGCGAGGCCTTCGCCGGCCTGGTGATGCACGATCTGGAGATCACCTACTCGGTCGGTACCGCCGACTCGCGTCGCGCCAGCCGCGAGCTGGTGATTACCAACTGGGAGATCTCGGACCTGGGGCAATTGTTTTGACCGGAACCGCTTGACTCGTGCCGGCACCAGAGCGTTACTGCGGACGTCGCCAACGCACCCGGGGCCCACCATGGACCAGACCCTGCAGCAGATCGCCCGCACTGCCCTCGATATCGATACCCTGGAGACGCAGCGCTCCGACCGTCTGGACTTCCACGACGTGGCCGTCTGGCGCCTCAAGGCGGCCCTGGAGGCGGCTTACCAGGCTGGCCAGCAAGCGGCGGCCGGGAGCCGGCCATGAGCGGCTACAGCAGCGGGGAATTCACGATTGATGAGGTCGGGTTCATTCAGACCGCGCTGACTAAGGTTCTGGCCGCCGTCGCGCGCGGCGAGATCGACCTCAACCAGATCGCCCGTGAAGAGTTGGCCAGCAGGGGGCTGGATGATCGTGGGCGGTGGGTAGGGTTTGACCAGGCCCGGGTGGCGCTGGTGGCCGCTGCTACTTGAGACGTATCCGGCGAGGCGTTTCTGGGAACAGAATCCTGCCCCCGCAACCAATAAAGACAAGGGCTTGCCAGCAATCGCTGACAAGCCCTTGTCCCATTCAGGGTTCCGTATCCGAGGTGGCCTTTTCTACGTGCCTGGCTGGCTACTCAACACCTGATCAACCGGGTTGGC